CGCAACAACTAGAAGCAACGGGTTTTGCACCCGGACTTAAAAACACTAAACCTAAAAGGAAACGAAAAATGGCTTGGGATGATGATAAAAAAGCACAAGCAGTATCAATGTATGAAGAAGCTGAACCTACTCCAGAAACGAGTATGGAAATTGTAAAAGACATTGCAGAAGAATTAGACGAGTCACCTAACGGTGTTCGTATGATCTTAACAAAAGCTGGCGTTTATGTTAAGAAAACCCCTGCGGCTAAATCTAGCGGCAGTACAACCTCAGGAGGAGGCAGTGCTCGTGTCTCTAAAGCAGCAGCGGCAGAAGCTCTGATCGCAGCTTTAGGTGATGCAGGACAAGATGTTGACGAGGAAATTATTGCCAAGTTGACAGGTAAAGCCTCACAATACTTTACTTCTATAATTACTAAAATTAACGAAGCGTAAGTACTAAACCCTACTAGGTTCGCCTAGTGGGGTCTTTTTGTATCTATAGAAATCACCTTGTAAAGTAGCATCACAATAATGATTGCTGAAATACTAACCCAAGGAGCTATAGTGAAAAAGCAAGAACTGGCACAATTAGTGCACAACTATGGGGATGCCGTTATTACTTACCGTAGCGAACACTCCAAAAAACTAAAGTACAATGTTTGTACCTTGGACTTCTCCACTCCCTATATTCAGAAAAAGAAGAATAGAGCAAAGGAAACTGCCGATACTCTTCTTTTCTTCTGCTGGGATACGGATTCATATCGTCTACTAAGACCTGCGAACGTGTCTAGTGTAGTACCTTTGTCTTCAATTCTTAAGAATGAAGGACGTTAAATGGAACTACATCAAGCCCCAGAAGCATACTCTCGTGTTATTCACTATGATGAGGTTAAAGAAACTCAGGTAAGGCTGACTATTAATACTTTCAGAGGTATAGAATATATACATCTCCGAAAGTATTACATGGACTTTGAAGAAGAGTGGAAACCGACGCCAGAAGGTATTGCCATGCCACTTGACTTGAGTAACTCCAAAGAGCTATTTATAGGACTGACCGAGATACTTTCCTTGGCAGAATCGAAAGAGCTAGTACAAGAACATTTTTCAGATTTAATTGACGATCTCTATAAATAATTCTTGACAATCTCCTTAAAGTTCCGTATAATATCTTTTCTTATTTAGGAGAATTATATGCGAGCGTTTTTAGACAAAATGAGTGAGTTGTACTACAAGGGCACGCCTGCGATCTCAGATCAAGAGTTTGACCTTTTAGCTGATAAGCACGACTATACCCGAGTTGGATACACCGTTACGGATGCTATTTCGCACGCATTCCAGATGTATTCTCTCCAGAAGTGTTTTGATATTACTAAAGCTCCTTTGGATGTAGACGCTTGTGTATGTAGTCCTAAACTAGATGGAGCAGCAGTCTCTTTGCTATATGTAGACGGCAACCTAGAACTGGCCCTCACTCGTGGGGACGGTATTCAAGGAAGAGACATCACTGATAAGATGAGACTTTTAGTCCCTACGGAGATTAGAAGTACCGCCCTAATTCAGGTAACAGGGGAAGTTGTTGCCCCTAGTTCTATACCAAACGCACGTAACTATGCGGCAGGTTCTTTAGGTCTTAAAAGCCTAGACGAGTTTGCACCACGACCTTTAAAGTTCGTAGCATACGATGCTTCGCCTCGGCAAGCCTCTCACTACGAAGGATCTTTGACTGTGTTAAAGATGATGGGTCTGAAGGTAGTTACCGACTTTGACTGTACCAACTATCCCACGGATGGTCTGGTCTACAGGTTGAAAGACTCAGTTGAGTTTGAGCGTCTTGGTCATACTTCTAAACACCCCCGTGGTGCCTTTGCTCTTAAAGAACAGGCCGAGGGGGTGGAAACAACGCTACTTGATGTAGTGTGGCAGCTCGGTAAGAGCGGCGTTGTAAGCCCAGTAGCGATCCTAGATCCTATTGAAATCGGAGGCGCAACTGTTTCGAGAGCCACCCTGCACAATATAGAGTATATACGAGACTTAGATCTACAAGTAGGTTGTCGGGTTTCTGTAATACGATCAGGGGAAATAATCCCTAGGATCATTGGACGTGTTGAAAAATAATTCTTGACAGAAACCTTAAAGTCCAGTATAATACTTATTCAATTTCAGAGGAATACAAATGACCAATATCGAAGCTCCAACAAACTGCCCTAGTTGCAGATCGGTGCTAGAAGAGGTCAACTATCTTCTGTATTGTAGAAATCCGCAATGCGGAGAAAAAGTTCTTAAACTTATCGAACACTTCGCCAAGACTCTGAAGATCAAAGGTCTCGGCCCTGCAACAGTAGCTAAACTAAATATTGTCTCCCTTGAGGAACTCTATTCTTTAGTTTATGAAGACTTTGCAGAGCTGATCGGATCTGAAAGACTTGCGGCGAAGTTAGTAGATGAACTAGAACGCTCTAAAAGTGCACCGCTAAATGTACTTTTACCTGCTTTTAGTATACCTCTTATCGGGAAAACAGCCTCGGAAAAACTTTCCAAAGTCTGCGAAGATATCGATGAAATAGACTACGATTTGTGCCGTAAGGCCGGTCTTGGTGAGAAGTCTACTGCTAGTTTATTACACTGGCTAGAGATGGAGTTCTATCAGCAGAGTATGTTACCTTTTAGCTTCAAGTTTGAAAACAGTCAAACAACAGACATAACCCACGGCACGGTTTGTATTAGTGGTAAACTTACCAGTTACAAAACGAAGGCCGAGGCTCATAACAAACTGCAAGAGCTTGGTTATGCAGTCAAGACTAGCTTGACTAAGGATGTCACCATCCTAGTAAACGAAGGCGGAGTAGAATCTGCAAAAACTAAGAAAGCCAGAGATGCTGGCGTTCTAATCATAACTAACCTTTTAGACTTTATTGGAGAATAAATATAATGGCATTACCTAAGTGGACTGATGAGCGAACTGCTCAACTAACTGATTTTGTCGGTGGCGAAAGCCCCGTTTCTCAAGCAACTGTTGCGGAAGCAGCTGTTGAACTTGATACCTCTACTCGTTCTATCTCAAGCAAATTGCGAAAGATGGGTCACGATGTAGAACTAGCTTCTGCGGCTTCTAGCCGTGCATTTAACGATGCTCAAGAAGCAACTCTTGCTGCTTTTGTCTCAGACAATAGCGGAGAATACACTTATGCAGAGATTGCAGGTCATTTTGAAGATGGCGCTTTCTCACCTAAGTCAATCCAAGGCAAGATCCTGTCTATGGAACTAACTGGCCACGTCAAGCCTGCTCCTAAAGTAGAAGCTGTACGCACGTACTCTCCTGCTGAAGAAGTCACCTTTGTATCTATGGTACAAGACGGTGCTTTCGTAGAAGCAATCGCGGCTGAGCTAGACCGTTCTGTAAACTCTGTACGTGGCAAGGCTCTTAGCCTACTTCGTTCTGGAGACATTGACGCAATTCCTCGTCAAGAGACTACCAAAGGCGCTTCTAAGGAAGATCCATTGGCCGAGTTGACTGACATTGCAACTATGGGTGTTGAAGATATCGCTGAAGCGATTGGCAAAACTGCTCGTGGCGTCAAGACTATGCTAACACGTCGTGGCATTTCAGCCGCTGACTATGATGGCGCAGCTAAGAAAGAGAAAGCATCTGCTTAATTCTTTCTAGTTTATAAGGACAGACTCTTCGGGGTCTGTCCTCTTTTTTAGATTCAAATTCGGGGGAATTTTTTTGAACATCGCAAGTGCGTTGATAAAGCAAGTGCTCACGCTCCAAGACTTTCAGACTTGGAGTGTTACGCATAGGCATTATTTGCCAAGTGAGTATCATAGTCTTTCTAAGATTATTGATAAGCATTGCGAAGACTTTCATAAAATGCCCACGATTGAAGATCTAAAGTTTGAGATTCGTGATTCAAGTACCCGTGAAAAACTGTTCGCAGTGGAAGCTGTTGAGGTCGATGCCGATGCTCATATGCTTCTCGAGTATTTGAAGAACGAATACACTCAAAAAGAAATTCTGGACTCGCTAGAAGATTACATAGACAACTCTGTTGCATTCGAGAATGCTCAGGAGTCTGTGAACCACCTACATCAGATCGTCCTAGACGTTGAAGATAAGGTTGATCTTCAAGATCCGCAGGAAAGTATGCAACGTATTGAACTGTTCGAGCCAGAAGAAGATTTAGCCAAGTATATACCCTTGGGACTCAATGAAGAGTACGATTACGAAATACAGTTCTCCCCCCGAGATCTTGTTATGGTTGGTGGTCGCCGAGGTGCTGGTAAATCTGTTATTTGTGCAAATATTGCTAACGCAGTATACGCTAGTGGTAAGTCGGCTATGTATTTCACTATTGAGATGGATAGCCGATCTATCCTACAAAGATGCTGTTCCATCGCTACAGAAGTTCCCTTTGCTCGTCTACGTACTCAGAATCTGAGCGTAACCGAGTGGGAGAAAGTAGCAACGTGGTGGGCAGCTCGTTATGTTGATGGGCAAGATCGTTTGAAGGATTATAGAACACATCGTGACTTTAATAAGTTGCATACATCACTAAAGACACAGCATGAGCTCCTCCCGACTCAGCAGCTGGACGTAGTGTATGACCCTGCACTTACTCTCTCCAAGATTCGCGCAGAGCTTGACAAAAAAGTTAAGCCCTTGAATGTTGGTGTCATTATCGTAGACTATATTAATCAGGTAAAGCGGTCGAGTCTCCCTTCTCGCGGAGGACAGTACGACTGGACAGAACAAATCGAAGTAAGCAAGGCGTTAAAATCAATGGCACAAGAATATGATTGTACAGTAATTTCCCCTTATCAAACAGACGCAACAGGTGAAGCACGATTCGCTAAAGGTATTCTGGATGCGGCAGATGCTGCTTATACACTAGAAACTTGGGATCATGAGGACGCTTGTATTACATTTAACTGTGTAAAAATGCGATCAGCTTCTATGAAATCGTTCACTTCTACAGTAGACTGGGATAGCCTAAAGATTGGCCCTGAGACTGCTATGACTCCGAAAGAGAAAGACGATTCCTCGCACAAGACTGGCGAAGAAATTAACGATCTTTAAAAATAGTTCTTGACTTTTTAACTTCTTTTGCGTATAATATACGGATACTTTAAAGGAGAAAAAGCATATGGCACTTACATTCGGTAGTTTACGACACACCTCCTCCGGTAGAAAGCGTAGGCCGTTACCTAAAGCAAAACGATACACCCCTAAGTTCGAGGAACTTGACACTAAAGATTTGTATAGAAGAGAGACTCCTTACTATCCATCTGCTAAGCCTAAGAGTGCTTATACCTCGGCTCCAGATACATCTTATAAAGTAGAAGAGTCTAAAAAATTCACGGTTGCTCCTGCGTATAACAAAGGTGCATACCAAGTTATCAGTAGAAGTAATGTAAAGGATATTGGTCGGTGACAGTAGAAGAACTATTAACTTCAAGACAGTTATATTTTATACCAAAGGGCGGTGACTGCTTAGTTAGTTGTATTAATCCTGAGCACGCTGACCGCAACCCTAGTATGCGTATTGATCGCATTACAGGAATATTTCAGTGTTTCTCTTGTGGATACAAGGGTAACATTTTCACGCATTTCGGAGAGAAGGCAAACCATTTACAAGTAAGACGAGAACTATTAAAAAAGACTATTAGAGAGAAGAGGTCTGAAAGTATTGGTTTGTCTTTTCCCCGAAATATCACCCCGTATGCAGGTAACTGGAGAGATATTAAACCAGAGACGTATAAAAGATTTGAAGCGTTTCAACACCATGACCCTGACCATATCGGACGTATTGTATTTCCAGTACGAGATATATCAGGTCGTATTGTAGCATTTAATGGCCGCCATACCACAGGCGGCACACCTAAGTACATGATCTCGCCTGCGGGTGCGAAGATGCCTCTGTTCCCTATAGTAGAGCCGATACAAGGTTCTGTTATGCTAGTAGAAGGTATATTCGATATGATTAATCTGCATGATAAAGGATTGACGAATGCAATCTGTACTTTTGGAACAAAGAATATAAATGAAGACAAATTAAGAATGCTTTCTATACAAGGTGTAGAGGAAGTGGTTGTCTTCTTTGATGGCGATGATGCAGGACAAGATGCTGCTAAAATTGTCAAAGAGATGATTGAGCGAGTGGGCTTAACATCAAGAAATGTAAGTCTCAAGAATACAGATCCTGGAGCCTTACCCCTACAAACCGTACAAAAACTAAAGAGTAAGATATATGCCTAAAGTTGCATTAGTAGAAACTAAACCAAGTAGAACTAATTTCAAGAAAGAGTTTGACGATGAATTCGAGTTTGATCAATTTCAACTCTGTTCTGACCCAAACATTAAGAAAGTATTAAAACGAGACTGTGATATCGAAATCGATGTTGATGCCTATGACTGGCTCATTCTCGTAGGCAGTGATGCGCTCAAGTATTTCACTCCCATAAACTCAATCACAGAATATTCTGGTAAGAAAGTAGAAGAAAAGTTCTTGCCTATTATTAACCCTGCCATGCTCGCGTTTAAGCCCGAGGCACAGCGTACATGGGACGACTCCAAGCAAAGCATTGTAGAGTACATAACTGGTAATAAACAGGACACGGTAATCACTACATATAACGCATGGGGTATACAAGATACGGAGGAAGCCAATGATTTCATTCGTGCTGCTATTTCTGCCCCTCTGCCTTATGTTGCTCTTGACTCGGAAACAACGGGACTTTACCCACGCGATGGGCACATGCTTGGTATTAGTCTTAGCTATGAGGCTGATCGTGGAGCTTATATAGACACAGAGTGCTTTGATGAAACTACAGAAGCATTGCTACAACAGTTATTTGATGAAAAGACAGTGATCTTTCATAATGCTAAGTTTGATATGGCATTCTTTGAGTATCATTTCAACTTCAAGTTTCCTCGCTTTGAGGATACAATGTTGCTACACTACTTGATCGATGAGAACCCAGGTACTCATGGTCTGAAGCAGTTAGCAATGAAGTATACAATCTATGGAGATTATGAGAAGCCCATGTACGATTGGATAGATAACTATCGTAAACAAAATGGTATTCTTAAAGGTGATTTCAACTGGGGAGACATTCCTTTCTCTATTATGAAGTTATATGCAGGCATGGATGCGGCAGTAACATTTCTGCTGTATGAAAAGTTTGTAAAAATTAAACAGAACAAGCGTCTAGCTAAGGTCTATGACAACATATTAATCCCAGGGTGTCGTTTTTTAACAGACATTCAAGACAATGGTGTCCCTTTTGACAAGCTTCGCTTGGTAAAGTCACAGTCTCTTATGCAAGAGCAGATTGACGAAGCCGTAGTAGAGATGTATAAAGATCCAGCCATTCGTAAATTTGAAGAGATAAATGGAAAAGATTTTAATCCTAATTCTACTGTGCAACTTCGTAGCCTGTTGTTTGACTTCGTTGGCCTCAATCCAACTGGTAAAAAGACTGGCACTGGTGCAAATAGCACAGACGCGGAGGTTCTTGGAGAGCTTGCAGAGCAATCCCACATCCCCCAACTCATTCTTGAGATTCGACAAAAATCCAAGATTAAAAATACTTATTTGGACAAAATCTTACCGCAGTTGGATCGTGATAGCCGACTACGTACAGGTTTCAACCTCCATGGTACTACTAGTGGCAGGCTTAGCTCTTCTGGCAAACTCAATATGCAACAACTTCCTAGGGATAACCCTATTGTAAAAGGTTGTATTAAGGCAGCTCCAGGCCACAAGATCGTTGCAATGGATTTAACAACAGCAGAAGTATATGTCGCGGCTATTCTAGCAAAAGACAAAGCACTTATGGACGTTTTTCGCGAAGGTGGTAACTTTCACTCTCAGATTGCCAAGAAGGTATTTAAGTTGCCTTGTGAAGCAAGTGAAGTAGCGAGTCTCTATGCTATGCAGAGACAGGCTGCTAAGGCTGTAACGTTCGGTATTATGTATGGAGCTGGTGCAAATAAGATTAGTGAGCAAGTAACAAAGGACTCAGGTAAGCCTTTCAGTAGAAAAGATGCACAAGAAGTAATTGATGATTACTTTGGCGCATTCTTTAAGTTAAAAGAGTGGATCGAGGATAACCAAAAGTATATCCAACAGAACGGATTTATTTACAGCTTCTTCGGAAGAAAGAGGAGATTACCAAATGTCGCATCGACAGACAAAGGCATCCAGAGTCATAGCGTTAGGTCTGGTCTTAATTTTCTGGTGCAGTCTGCTGCTTCTGATATTAACCTTCTAGGCGCTATAGACATGAACTCGTGGATTAAAGCAAACAGCAAGAAAGCACGCATCTTTGCTCTAGTACACGATTCCATCCTAGCAGAAGTACCAGATGAAGAAGTAGACGAATATATGTTACAGTTAGCAAAGTTTGTGCAAACGGATAGAGGGCTTTCTATCCCAGGCACTCCCGTTGGTTGTGACTTCGAGATTGTTCATGAAGACTATTCAGGCGGTAAGTTCGAGAAAATGTATGGTGATAGGGTTTAGAGGCATACCTAAGATTACCTTCCCAGTTTTCCTGTTAGATTCAGGGAACTGGGAAGAGTATGATGGCCTGTTATTTCTTGATAATATGATTCTGGACGACAAGAATCAGCAAGGTAAGACACTTGGTGCCCGCAGAGTACAGACTCCTCACAAGAATTTACAAGTACTAAAACATATGATTACAAGCCCCAACGGGTTACTAAAACAGAGAACAAAGTATTTTATAGATAACAGTGGTAAACCTTTTATATACGAGAAGACTACTATGTTATCTTTAAAATATTTAAAAATTAGTAAAGTAGAGCTGAAAGAGTCTGCTACACTAATTAGAGTAAGAGGTCATAATAGTCCTTTTACCGTGCCACGCCCTCCCGAAGTAGGATATACATGGGCAGGGATTCTGCATCTCAAAGGCTTGCCTTGGATGCTTTATGAGTATTCAGAGACGAAACTCAAAGACACTAAAAGAAAAGTATAAATATGGCTAAAAGACGAAAAACACTCGCAGGGGCTAGTTTAGAACTACGCGAGATAGAACCTTTAACTAGAAATCAGTTGACTGCATTTGAGTCAGA